CATTTACTGCTGAGTCTTGGTTAATATAAGACTCGAGCATTTTGGTCAATTCTTTATTCTGTGCATCTTTCTTTTGAAAGTCTAATACTTCTGGAGCCTTTGAACCCTTTCTAACTTCTTGCTTTAAGTGTGTCGTAGTCTCCTTTGTAATAAGGGCTTCCATTTTTGTTTCCATTGCGGATATAATGTTCTTTGCAAAACCAGCATCAGAACCTACTTCCTGCATTGCGGATTTAATAATCGCAATACCTTCTGCTGGGGAAGCAGATGCAAGTTGTGAGCCACCGGCCATTTTAAGGGATATCTTTTCTGAAAAATCAGCAGAGGCAATGTCTGTTTTGGGAGTTTTATTTGCTCTTGGGAAGTTCCAAAGTGGTCCAAGTGTAACACTACCTATACCACGGCCGGTCTGAACCAATTTTTTGGATTTAATTTTTGAATTGAAATTTTTGGCAATTGTCATTGCAGCGTCTTCGTATAGACTCCAAAATTTCATAGCAACTTCGGTTGTTTCTGGGTCGGTATCCTTATTGTTTATCTTGTTATAAGCATATACAATTATATCTTCCCATTCAGCACCAGTAGGAGCTTTACTTGCAGTGGCCATGTGAGTAAAGTTACCAGATTTGGCACCCTTACCACCAGATATTGAATAGACCTTTCCATCTGGAGCCTTAAAGTGTTTTGTAAACTCTCCACCTTGTGGTCCAGCATCTATAGCATTTTTATTAAATGCAACGACTTCGAAGACATCATCTTTCTTATAACCAGCATCTTGGAGTTCTTTAAACCCATTGCCTTTATATACAAATTTGTGACCTATTACATACTTTGGGTCCAATATGGACCCTTCTGTAATATAATTGCGAAATCGTTTCATTAAAAAACCTACTGTTAAAAACTAATATAGTCTTATTTATAAGTTTACTACCTAAAGTCTACTGTGTCACTGAATACACTTCTCTTCTTATTGCTACTAAGTCTTTGCCCAATATCTGTCTTATCAAATACAGGACCATCGTCCTCATAGCTCTTTTTTCCGGATCTCGAGTCACCCCCAGGCCCATCTAGATTTATGTTAGATTGTGCTGATTCCTCTAGTTCATAGATTTTCATTTTTGCACGTTCGATACCAACAAGGAACCTACGATAGTGGCTGATATCACCCCAGCGATTTTTTAACTGTTTAATCATCAACTGACCCATCTCATCTAGGTATTCAGAACTGACCAAACCAAATATGGCATCAGCTGTATGTGTAATACCCATTGATTCCGATGTATTGGTAAGATCGACATCACTATTTCCATAGCCATCTCTGTTGAACTGTGATGATGTGACAATGGCACAATTATATTCCATTGCAAGACCACGCACTTCCTCAGCAATAGATTTTACCAAAGTATAACTATTTGCTGCAGCAGCGCCTCGGACTCTTGATGAGGCACATATATTAAGATAATCCAAATATATGACATCAGGCTCAAAGCCTTTTTTCATTCTCAATTCGTTTAATAGATGACGGAAGTGACCAGAATGCACAGAACCAGTTGGAAACTCTTTAATGACAAGTTTACCAGTTGTTTTGGATTTATATCTTGCAATTCGTTTATCGTAAACATCTCTAGGAATCTCATTCACCTCATCGAGTGTAATATCCATAATATTAGCATCGATACGTCTACCAATTTCCTCTTCAGCCATTTCCATAGTAATATAAAGAACATTTTTACCATACATCAGATGATTAGCTGCCATGTGACATTTGATAAGTGATTTACCACCACCAGTTGTTGCCAATAACACCGTCATAGATTTACGAGGTAGTCCGCCTTTAGTTATTTTATTGAATATATCAATGTCGAATGGAATACGCTCTTCCTTTCTGTGGTAATGCTCATATCGGTCATCATGATCTTCCAGGAAGTCGTGACCAACTGATTGGTCAAAACTGATACCTAGTGAATCAGATAGGATTTTTGGAATTTCTCCCTTGCTGACATCACCTTCGTTACCATCCAGAATGTTAATACTTCTACGAATTGAATTATAAAGGTCCTTATCCTGGCAGAATTTTTCTGTTTCAGATAATAGGAACTCTACATTGGTAGATGTATCTAGTTCGAGACTTGAAATAAGTTCAGATGTTTGGTTAAAGATATCTTCGTTGAGGTCTGTCCTATGGTCAAGAGCAATACGCAGGGCCTCCCTTGAAGGAGGCTCTTTGTATTTTTCTACGTAGTCAACAGCTGTGGAAAACAATTTCCGAAATGCAATATCATCAAAGTAATCTTCTTTTAAATATGGAAAAACCTTACGGCTGTATTCCTCATTCAGTATCAGATTCGATAGTATTGTCTTCTCGATCATTGTGTCCCTCCACATTCGTTAACTTATATTTATGCTCGACAAACAGTTTGAAGGATTCGTCCTTCATTAAGTTCTCGAAAAACTCATCATCAGATTCGATGTCTTTTGACCTGCGTTTGCTGCCAAGGACCTCACCTGTTGATTTATCAACCACATTATACCACCCTTGCGTGGCCACTGACAACCATCCACCTTCAAGTGCAAGGTCAAACAGACTGGAATATTTTTGTATTCCTGAATCATATAAAACCTTAAATGGTAGTTTTGCCTTCTCTTTTACATACCTTGATTTTTCAATGTTGATAGTAAATTTAAAGCCAGACAAGTCCTTACCATCTTTTTCCTGTGCTTTGGAAATAATAAAGATTTGGTTAGCAGAATAATAGATACCAGTACCACCTGATACAATATTCTTAGGAAATAATCCAATTTCCTTATAAGTGTGGTTTACAGCAATACACGGAATGTCCTTGCCGGTAAGTTTAGGTGTGACAATACGGAACAATGATTTTAATTGTTTCGCACGAGACATATCAGCAACTGATTTTTCATTTTCAGCATCCTCAACCTCTTTACGAGATGCAAGGTTACCGATTGAGTCAATCATTACAAATACACGGTCGCCTTTGTCAACCTCATTAAGCCTTTTGGTGATATCAAATTTTAATTGTTCGACATCCTCAATTGGAATGTGTACGACACGGTTAATGTCGATATTATAACTCTCCAAATACTCGGGAGTGATACCATATTCTGAATCATATAGTAGTGCAACACCGTCCTTATATTTGTTGAGATAGGCCTTCATACAATAAAGACCGAGTAGGGTTTTAAAACTCTTTGATTCCCCAGCAACAACTGTCAAGCCAGGAATAAGTCCACCATCGAGAGAGCCACTGAATGCAATATTTACAATCGGTAGTTCTGTTTGAATGGGATCTTTTTCCTGAAAGAAAGCTGATTTGGATAGAATAGCAGAGGATTTTACTGACCCTGATTTGAGCATTTTATCAAGCAAACTCATAATTTATTCTCCGGTTAAGATTTGTTGTAATTTATCAGCGAAAGCATCAAGCTTTGCATAACGATCTGGCCAATAGATATAGTCCTTTTCTGGATTCGCCTTAAGGTTATTCAGTAAAGGAGTAATCGCATTATATAAAAGTTGAGCCTTTTCAGCCTCAGATTGTGCAGTTGCCGAAGCAGTTTCTGCCACAGATCTTGTCTCTTGTACAACGGTTAATTCGTCTTCGGTCATAGCTGTAAAGCCAAAATCGAAGTCTAGTATAGTTTCTGTCTTATCAGACATAATTATCTCCTAAAAGGTGGAGACCAAGGCCCGAGCTGTACGTGTAAACACGAGCTCTTTTGAATGCCGAGGTCTCCATAATCATATTATTAGCTTCTTGCAAGCTCTTTAAAGATTGATAAATCATCATCGTCATCTGATGAAACCGAAGCCTCAGCAGTTGGCGCAACCGGAGCAGATTCTGATTTTGATAGATTACTCAAATCCAAATCATCACTGTCTGTCTCAGCAGCTGTCTCAAAAGGTGCCGCGGCACTTTGCTCATTCGTATCGTTAGATAAATCCAAAACTCTATTGAGTTTAGTTTTTAACTCGGAGTAAGACTTAAAGTTTTTAGGGTCAACCATGTCTTGTAGAGAATGCTCTTCGTTCCAAACTCTTTCCATTTCTGCGTCATCATCAAATAATGCCTCAGATGGGTCAAATTCAGATTTGTCATAGTTAGGGTAACCTTCGAACTGACGAATTTTCAGTCTAAAGTTAGCACCTTCCCATAGGTCAAAAGGATTCACTGCTGATTCATCTTCAAAAGATGGATTCATCAGATCATTTAGTTTATCAAAGATTTTCTTACCGAATTGGTACATGAAAACCTTACCTTCGTTTTCTGGATTCGCTGAATCCTTAACGATATAAACATTAGCAATATACTTCAGCCTACGCTTCTGTTTTCTTGCTTGTTCCTTATCTGCTTCAACACCCGTATTCCAAAGTTTGGAATTGTACTCGGAAACCGGGTCGTCCTGGTTTAGAGTAGTTAGGGAGTTTTCGATATACCACAACCCTGTAGGTCCTTGGAAACCATGGTCCCAAATCCTTACAAAAGGCATTTCTTCACCTACTGGAGCTGGAAGGAATCGAATGACTGCGAAGCCATTACCTGCCTTATCTCTTGTAGGTTTCCACATCTTGCCAGCATTTGGATCTTGATAGGATTTTGTGGTGATTTTCTCAAGTTGAGAGTTCAACTTTTCGAGAGTATTTTTTCTGTTCTTCTTTAATGAAGAAAAGTCTTGTAGTGCCATAATAGTTCTCCTGTATGTATAGCGTTATATTGCGTTATATTGCGATTAGAAGAAAAATTCGCGGACAATGTCCTTGAACCTCTTTTCATCATATGCCAAGAAAGGTTTATATTTCTTGACAAGTCTTATTATATCATAAGCTACAATTTTGTCAACCACTTTTTTGTCCCAATAGGAAAAAATGTTAGCTGAATGAGCCAAGATGGTCAACGTTTCCAAACTAATTTCCCTTTGCAGGTATTTAGTCATTATATAAGGGTGTTGCCCATCATATGATATAAAATTTTGTTGGTAGTCCTCATAGAGTTTTCCCAAATCACTTTTGAAGTTGTAGCCTAAGGCTTCAATTTTCTTCTTCCATAGTATATATCTTTCTTCGGCCTCCTCATCGAGAAGGTCTCTGACCCAGATATCGGGTTTTACCAAAACATTGGCTAGTATGAGTCCTTGATTGTCCTCACGCTTCCCAAGTTTAGCAAAGCTGTAAGCATCATTACGAGACTGAAAGGTGTTAATATTTGCCCTTACCTTCCCGTTATACTTAAAATAATCATAGTTATCGGTAGTAAAATGTCGTTTAATTGCCAGAAACCTGACATACGTATCAAATGATTTATCACTTGCAATGGTCTGTGATATCTGGTTCATTATCTGATTCTACCATCCTTAATCCTACTGCCTCTGTGCGAATTTTCTCTTTTAATATAGAAGATTTTTTCACAATCTGTGCGACAGTTTCAATTTCAATTTCGTTTTTTTCTGCAAAGTCCACTAGAGCTTCAATATAAGGTACACCTCGTGAGATGTGCCTGCTTATTTCGTGGTGTATTTTATCTGGTGTTAATGCAACAACAGTGTTTGTAGGTTCTTCTAGTGGTAAGTCTTTAGTCATTGTGTATATTATATCCTAAAATGCTTCCAATGTCAACCATTATTTTGCATTTGTTTTTTGTTTGATTATGGTGACCATTATAACACGTATTAGTGTGTTTGTCAACCGTTATTATAAAAAGTTTATTGAGTTATAGGGGCTTACTTCTATATGTTCTATCCGACTGTCTGGCACCAAGATTTCTAAATGTTGATGTTTGACTATGACAGTTAGGACACAACAATTCTAAATTTTCTAACACATTATTATATGCATGACCGTCTATATGGTTTACTTCTAAAGCTATTGGCTTACCATTCCACTCTTCAATGCCACACGAAGAACACTTTTCACCAAACTCTTCAGTAAGCATTCTACGATTCCAACGGCCTTTAGCATACTGCAGGTTTTTATCTTTGTATTCACCTCGCTTGAAGGCTTCAATTTTCAACCTACTCTGGTAAAACCCTTGGCAACTATTATTACAATAGACGCCTGAAGTTTCTTTGCCACAATTCTTACAACTATTCATCTAACATCTCCTTTTCTTTTATTTATAAAAAGCAGTTGTTCGACAATCAGTTGCTCTACCAACTGAGCTATACCGGCAATAGTGTATATTATAACAGGTTCAGAGTCTGATGTCAACCAATTTCTTCAAATAATACGTCATTGACATATTGTTCTTTTCGCTCTTCAGTAATCCCCATTGCAAGGATTGAACTATGCAACATTTTATTCATCTTCTGATTAATGCAATATTTGTTTTGTGCGTCAGTAGTATCAATGTCTTTATTATTTGTGTAAACCTGGTTGAGGTACCTTAGATAAAATGACTGAAGTTTTACTGCTGTATCACATAATTGGTCCAATTCCTCACCAACCTTAACTGTACCAGCTGCCATCATATCAGTTGAAAATATTTCCTGAGCCCAAGGAGGTAATTCCCTTTCGCGTTTCCAACTTAAATCCTTGACTGTTTGATGAAAGTATTTCTGATAAGTGTCTGTAACTATACCATCATGAATTTTACTATAATCACAGAAAACACCACTGACCTTAGCAGGGGTAGCTACTATGTCTAATCCAAAAATCGGTAAATCAATATGTGTATGTGGAAATACATTAATATGCATCAGCCACATTTTATTCTTTCCAACCGGTTCAATTGTTTTTAAATGTGCTTTTCTAATATGGTTTGATTCCCAGAACCAATCTGACCAACCATCTAAATCTGCTGTATGTTTGGGGTTATCAATTCTTGTGAGATATTCATCAAACGTTGATGTGAGCTCTGCCGACAGGTCTCTTAATCTTGTAAACAACTCACTCATCGTAGTCGTCTTCGCCATTTGCTTTTGCAAGTAAAAATTCTTCAGACAGATATTCCTCTGGGCTTTCTAAATATTTTTCCATTAATTCCTGGAAGAGTCTCTCAGCATATTCAAAACAAATTTTGGCCTCATTTTCCATGCCATCATGTAGTAATTCTCTTACTGATTTAATTAATCCAGCACGGTCCTCAAATTCATACATGAGTCCTTGACCTGGAATATTTTTCTTAATGATTTGGCCACCATGCGCGTCACCAAAATGGCGAACGTATAAATGAGCTAAAAGGTCATCAGATTTTCCATCTTCAAGCAATGTTTGTATGTGGTGATTATATTCTATTACAGATTGAAAATTATCCTCTACCTCATCTAAATCATATAAGATTTCTAATTCATTTAAATCATCTTCCATTAAGGTAGATCTAAAAATTGGTTCAAGCTCTGGTGGAACTTCTACAGCAGATTCCAAAACCATATAGTTCTGTAATTGTGCGTGTAAATATTCCTGGTATAGTTTTGGCTTGATGTTTCCAGATAAGAGCATATCTGCAAATTCGGTTCTTTCAGCACTATCATGATGTGCTCTGGTAAGTTCTTTTAAGTTATTTGACATTCATTTCACCTCTATTAAGTATTATAGTCATTATATATCATTAACTATTTATAAATAGCTTAAAGATTCATATTTGGGAGAATTATGATGATAGGTTTTTTACTAAAAATTATACAGAGTATTGTGGTAAAACTGGCTATGACTGGAGCATTAAGCTTTATGAAGCCATGGTTATTAAAGGCTGATAAATGGGCCGAAGACAAATTAGGCATAGACATAGTAAAACAGGATAAAAAATTCCATCAAGCATGGCCTTTGGTTTCAAAGCGTATAGCAAAATTGGAAAAAGATTCACATCCGCCTATCGAAAAAGGTGGTGCGTCAGAATTAAAAGCTGAAATCATGGCCTTAGTAAAGAGACTCGAAGAATTAGAAAAAAAATATAAAAAATGATAGAACTCACAGATGAAGCAATATCTAAGGCGATTGAGAGAACGGCAGTTCCTAATCCAAATAATATCAGACTTGGTGTTACTGGTGGTGGTTGTGCTGGTCACGAGTATGTTATTCAGTATGCTGAAACTATTAATGATGACGATACACTAATAGACTATGGTAAATTTAAAATAGCTATTAATGAAATGTCTAAAGAATATTTGGAAGGCAGTACATTAGATTGGGTTAAAGAAGGTATTAATGAATATTTTAGAATCATTAATCCTAAAGAAGAATCCGTTTGTGGTTGTGGGATATCAGTAAATTTTAAGGTTTAAAGAAAATGATTGACGGTGTAATATTAGGTGTGGCGATGGTCGCTGCTTTTTGGTGTGTAGTAGGTTTACTAATACAATCAGAAGGTAGCAAAGGAATTACCGAGCCATATCAAACTAAATCAGGTGTTCGTCGCACTGCAAAAAGTATCAGATCAGACTATATTGTTTAACTGATACGTAAAGGAGAATATATGTTAAATTTCGATTTAATTAAAGGATATGTAACGCTAGGAAAAGACTGGGTATTATCACGCTTGGGAGAAAGAACTTCTCTTGATGGTGGTGTTCTGGTTGGAATCTGTGGAGCATACTTATTGTTAGGTGGATTAATTGATATAGTGGCATGGGGTGGTTTACTCTATGGTGCATGGACACTTTGGAAAGCAGAGGTAAAATAAAATGGCTGAAGTAGAAAAAGGATATGTAGAGAAACATCACCCAGCTGATACAAATGGCGACGGTAAGGTTTCAAAAGTAGAACATGATATGTTTCTTGAGTTCAAAAGAAAAGAGCTCGAAGATGCAGATGCAATGCGAGATGCCCAGCGTAAAATGGCTTGGTTCTCTTTATATGGAATGTTAGCATATCCAGTTATGGTAATTGGAGCTAATGTAGTAGGTCTTGAAAAAGGGGCTGATATATTGGGCGATATGGCAGGAGTATATTTTATTGCTGTTGCTGGTATTGTTGCAGCATTCTTTGGTGCACAGGCAATGACCAAAAAGTAAATATTATGTTTGAGAAAAAGGGACCTTCGGGTCCCTTTTTTATTATTTGGTAGGACTGAGAACTGTCACTGTTGTGGTGTCGTTATAGTCTCCATTTCTGAAATCTCTAACTGATACTTCTTTGTGAAGTTTTCCATCAATCATTTTATAATTAATTATTTCCTTGCGAAATACACCTTCCATTTTGTCTAACACGGTCTTAAAAGGCCCTGTTGATTGAGCGTCATAAGGTTCTGACTCTGCCTTGTTTATTCTATCCACCATTGCCAATTTGGCTGGTGTTAATGTTTCAATTTTTTGTTTCATAGTATATCCTTTCTTATTCGTAGTGAGCGAATCCGTTCACCATTGTTTTTGTAAAACCTGCATTACTCATTTGTTCGTCCAAATAAGTGTTTCGTTCCTGGTCAGAAATCATTTCATAACTCATTGAAGTGAGTCCTGGATTATCTGCCAACCATGCCAATTTGGCTTTTTCCAAACATTCCAATACAGTCGGTTCGGTCGGAGCATTTGTTTCCCAATCTGGAGTTAAAATTTGTACATCAATGCCAGATGGCATTGTTAAAATATTACTGGGCTCTATTGGAGTTGTTGGTTCTGGGGTTGGTAAATTTTCTGGTAATTCTTCTGTCATAATAGTTTTAATGCTCCATAGTTTACTTGATAATAACCATTTGAATTCATCACTACAGCCTCGGGCATATATTCCATAACCTCTTGTGCGATAACACCTATAGTAGGACCTGAAACATTAAGAGATTTTGCAAGTTCATTCCATTCCCAAGTATAGGTCCTGTGTCCATTATTTTTGCCAAGGTAGTGTATATTTGTTTTTAATCTGTGGTCTGAAGCTCTCCAATAATAAGGAAGAATTGCTCTATAACCACTTACACCATTTTGAGCTTGTAAAAAGTAATATCTTGTTCCACCTGACCATCTGAAAATGTTTGATGTTGACCAAACACCACTAAATTGTGATGGGTAACTAGCTGATGTACTATTTCCATAATAATACATATCGTCACCTATACCATATCCATAATCTGTTGTTCCACGCTGAGAGGGGGTCGGGTTAAATCTGAGCCACCACCCACCAGAATAGAACCAAAACTGTAATCGTTCATAACCAGGTCCTGGTAGGAATACTGGTCGACCACGAACTCTATGAGAATTACTATCTGACATAGAACCCCACTTCCACGAACCATCACGGCCACGATATTCTGAGTTATAGACTGGATTGTTTCTGGGGCCATAATAAAAATCCAGCTCTGAATAATACTGGGGGTTTCCGGACCTTGTTGATGCCATTACGGTCTAACCTCTATTATTAATGGATAAAATTTGGGTGAATCAATACCGACAGTCGCGGGACATGTTACTTCAAGAGAAGTCGTATGAGCGACCGGTAAAGAATTGACGTGAATATATGTATCACCATCATCTGGTATGCCGGATATCGTCACGACTGTGCCAGCAGACACTGTAATAATATCATGGTCATTTAATAATACTGGATTCGGTTCTTCTGGGATATCACCTCGGCCGATTGTAACTGCTTCCCCAGTAATTGGGTCAACAATTCCAGGCACAACTGTTTGTGCAAAGAAATCTTCTGATACTGCCGGATGAGAATATGTTAATGAAATATCTGTTTTCTCTACAACTGTATTTGCTGTAGCGTCAAACCATTTTCTATCTTGTGTATCTAGCCTGTCGCCATCATCAAAGTCGCAGCAATAGAGATCCGTGTTGGCAATATCTCTATCACCAAACTCGACTATCGTTTCATCTGTCATGCCTTCTGCTTCAGCAATAATTCTGCCAGAAACAGTATTGGCCACGTAATACCTTTTCATTTAAAATACCAATTGTTTAAGTCTATTTATTAATCAATCAACAATTGAATTATGCCTGAGCACCAGTTTTCAACTACATCAGTTGCAAACTTTTTACTTTTTCCAGGTAATTCTCTTGTCTGTACCAATTGATTATTCTCAAATAAATCAACTACAAACATTGAATCTGGACCATTACTTCCACTGGCATTATTGCCCTGTGTCATAACGGTTCGTATTTCTGCATTTCTACTCATTTTCTTCCTCCAAATCTGAACGATAGATAGCCACACCGTGATGGGTGTAACCTACTATGTCGTCTTGCTTATCTACCCAATTAAAGAAAAAGGCTGATGCAAGACATATTATTGCTAAGGCGGTTAAAGGTCCAAACGGATTTCCTTCATACCTTTTCACTTTAGCTAATTGTTGCTGTCGTTTGTTCAATTGTTCTATTAAACTCCACACCGCCTCTTTTGACTAACTCATTTCTGATTTTCTGTCTCTTTTTAGGCACTGTATTTGTAGCATTAAAGGTATTAACTAACTCTTCTTTGCTTTTTGTTTTGATATAATCGTGTTCGTAGTTAAAGCCTTGCTTTGCTGCTCCACGTATTGTTTTTCTTACTGATTTTCCTAACTTAATTGGCATTCAATTTCTCCATTGCTATGTGAAGCGCATCGACCTGCGGGTCATTTACATGGCCATATATGCCAATGTCTCCACTAAATTTTTCTTTAAACATATCCTCTTCTAAAATATTAATAGGAGGCGTTACAAAGTCCTGGGTTGCTCTATCCATAAAAGCTACTTCCCAGAGCTTTGCCTTGTGTCCATACGAACCTGTAAATTGTACAACTGACATGATATAATCATCATAATCAAATTGCATTCTGACAC